CGACCTGGTCACCGCCGCGAAGTACGGCGACAAGCCCGGCACCGCCGAAAGCGTGGCGGTCGCCGCGGTCAAGCTCCTGCGCGCCAGCGGCTCCGATCGCCTCGCCGCGCGCCGCACCGAATCAAAGGACATCGCCGGCATCAAGCCGGCTGCGCCCACCACCACACAGGACGCCGAGATCGCGGCGGCCAAGAGCGTCGCCGCGCACGTCAACAACCGGCGAGGAGGATCCCGATGAGCGAGAGCTTCAGCTACGAGAACCTGATCGCCGGCTGCCAGAAGAACTTCGTGCAGCGGCCGGCCACCGCGCGCGTCTACGAGAGCTTCGCGCGCGGCCAGCTGGTCGGGAAGCTCACCGCCACCCACAAGTGGCAGACCATCAAGTTCTCGGCGGTCGGCTCCTTCGAGGAGGTCGGCATCGCCGTCGAGGCGGTGGACACCACCGACGGCACCGAGCGCAACTTCTCCGTCTACGTCGAGGGGGAGTTCAACGAGGACCACGTCACCTTTAACTACGGCGACACCGCCTCCGACTGGCGCGAGACGCTGGCCGGGTACGGCATCTACCTGCGGGCGCCGGTCGCCACCGACGGCACCTACTAGCCGGCCCGGCTGAGCCAAGGAGGAAAACGAGCCATGAGCATCGACCTGTACAGCCCCCGCGTGATGATCCCGGCCTACCGGGAGATGAAGAAGGCGCGCACCTTCCTGCGCGACACCTTCTTCTCGCAGTCGCGCACCTACCGCACCGAGAACATCGACATCGACACCCAGGTGAAGGGCCGCCGCGTGGCGCCCTTCGTCAGCCGCTGGGCGCCGGGCAAGGTGGTCGACCGCCAGGGGTTCAACACCTCGAGCGTCGTGCCGCCCGCGATCGCCATGAAGATGCCGATCACCCCCCAGGACGTCAGCACCCGCGTGATGGGTGAGAGCGTCTACGCGGACGTGGACCCGGCGCAGCGCGCCCAGATCCTCCTCGCCGAGTCGCTGGCCGAGCTCGACGAGATGCTGGCCCGCCGCGTCGAGATGATGTGCCGCGACGCCATCTTCACCCTGTCGGGCAACAACAGCCGGGTGACCGCGAGCGGGGAGGACACCACGCTGGTGTTCGACTTCGCCCGCCTCGCCGCGCTGCAGATCGGGACCCTCGGCGGCTCCGACGCCTGGACCCACGCCGACAGCGACCCGCTCGCCAAGATCGACGAGTGGTGCGAGCTCTACGCCAAGAACACCGGCATGGTGGTCACCGACCTGGTCTTCGGCGGCACCGCCTACCGCACCTTCCTCGCCAACACCAAGGTGAAGGCGCAGATGGTCAACACCTCGCTGATCCAGACCGGCGTGGTGGCCCCGCAGGGAGTGCCCGACGGCGCCCGCCTGGTGGGCTCGCTCTACGGCGGCGCGCTCCGCATGTGGACCTACCACGAGTGGTACGACGACCCCGACAACTCGGGCACCACCACCGAGATGATCCCGGCCAAGAAGGTGATGCTCTGCTCCAACGCGCTGCGCACCGAGCTGCGCCACGGCGGCATCCCGTCGCTGTCGGACGAGAGCGAGAGCGCGGTGCCCACCATCGTCGAGGCCACCGCGCTGCCGCGCAGCTGGGTGGACAAGGACACCATGACCCGCTTCGTCGAGCTGCGCGCCCGGCCGCTCCCGGTGCCCATCGCCAACCACTTCCTCACCGCGCAGGTCCAGGCCTAGCGTGTCGCTCCGGGATCAGCTCACCTCCGACTCCTCGGTGTTCCTGAACATCGAGGAGTTCGCCGACACCCTCGAGGTGGACGGCGAGGAGGTGAGCTGCATCCTCGACGACAAGCGGGCCCCGGGGACCGGCGACGGCGTGGTGGAGTGGGATGCCACCCTCATCGTCGCCACCGACGCCATCGAGACGCCCTCCGTCCGCCAGCGCATGACCATCGACGGCCGCTCGGCCACGGTGGCAGGCACCGAGGAGAACGGGGGGCTGCTCCACATCCGCCTGCGGTGGTTCGAGTCGTGATCGTCGCCACCACAGACCAGCTGGAGCGGGCCCGGAAGTACCTGGGCACGATCCCCGGCGCGGCCGAGGCGGCGACGTCGAGGGCCATCAACGCGGCGGTGCGTGCCGCCCAGGTGGAGGCCTTCGAGCGCATTGTCGGCCGCTACGAGATCAGCGAGGCCGACGTCAAGGCGCGTCACGCCGTCAAGCTGTCGACCTCGCGCAACCTCGAGGCAGTGCTCCGGGCGAAGTCCCCGGCGCTGCCGCTGCACTACTTCCCTCACACCCCGACCCGCGGCGGCACCGGCGGGCGTGGCAAGCCGCCCACCACGGTCACCGTGCGGCGCGGCGAGTCCAAGGCGCTGGGCCCGGCCTTCATCGCGAAGCTCGGGACCAAGGCGCGCATCGTGGTCCGCACCGGGGAGAAGACCTCCTCCGGGAAGGACCGGCTCAAGGTGCTGTACTCCATCCCAGTGGCCGAGATGCTCGGCGTCACCGACGTCCGCGTGCACGTCGAGGCGCGCGCGCTGGAGATGGTCGACGAGAAGCTCACGGCCGAGATCGACGCCGAGCTCGGCAAGGTGGCGTCGTGACGCGGGCAGAGGCGACAGCCAACCGGGCCTTCGCGGGCGCCACGCTGCTCGACCTGCACCAGGCGGTCAAGGCGCGCATGGAGTCGATCCTCTCCGGCTTCCGCATGGAAACCAAGTCCGGCTCCTCGGCGCCGCAGACCTTCGACGGTTGGCTGCCAGACAAGCCCAGCAAGAAGGCGGTCGACGAGAGCGGTGCGCCGGCCGCGGTGGCGCGCGACCAGTTCCCCTTCGTGCTGGTGCGGCCCATCAATGGCCGCGACAGCGAGCAGGGCGCGGACGAGAGCGACCAGGTGACCGTGCGCATCGTGCTCGGCACCTACGGCGGCGACGGCCCCGATGGCTGGTTCGACCTGCTGATCCTCATCGAGGCCATCCGGCAGAGCCTGGGCGCGAGCCCGGTGCTGGCCACCACCAGCTTCGAGCACGTCGGCCCGCTGGAGTGGGAGATCCCGGAGGAGCAGGCGCAGAACGAATGGAGAGGGTCGGTCACGACGACGTGGCGCGTCCCTCGTCCATGGAGGAGTGACTCGGTCTAGGCAGAAGTAACCCGGCAACCATTCGCCCACAGTCCCGAGTCCTCGTCGCTGACGAGGCCTGGGGAGTGAGGGGGAGGAAGGCACGATGGCACACGGCGTATCCGTCTCCGAAGTCCCCACCGGCGTTCGTCCGGCCAAGCGCTCCACCGCGGGTCTCCCCGTCTACATCGGCACCGCGCCGATCGGCGGCGGCGACGAGAGCTTCGTCAACAAGCCCGGCATCTTCTACTCGCTGGCCGAGTTCGTCGCCAAGTGCGGCGAGCTGGTGCCGTCGAGCAAGTGGAGTGACTGGACCCTCCACGAGGCCGCCTCCGCCCACTTCTCCATCTACGAGGTGGCTCCCTTCGTGGCCATCAACGTGATGGACCCCGACAACGTCGATCACGTCTCGAGCGTCGCCACCGCCACCCACCTGGTCGACCCGACCAACGGCAAGGTGATCCTGCAGGCCTACGGAGCGCCCGACGAGGCCGTCTACGGAATCCTCGAGAGCAGCATCGTCATCAAGAAGGCGGGCATCACCAAGGTCAAGGGCACCGACTACACCATCACCTTCGTGGCCGGCGCCTGCGTCCTCGAGCGGGTCGAGGGCGGGAGCATCAACCTCGGCGACACCATCACCGCCACCTTCGACTACCTCGACCCCTCGGGCGTCGTGGCGGCCGACATCATCGGCGGCTACTCGGCCGGCGCCTACACCGGCATCGAGGTGGTGGAGCAGATCTTCCCGCAGCTGCGCCTGGTGCCCGGCTTCGTGCTGGCGCCCAAGTGGAGCCAGGAGCCGACGGTCGCGGCCGCCCTCGAGGCGAAGCGCACCGTCAACGGCACGTTCAAGTGCATGCCCCTGACGGACCTCTCGACCGACACCGGCGACATCGCCAGCTACGCCAACGCCGCCGCCTGGAAGACCAGCAACGGCTACGACCAGGGCGCCGCCTGCTGGCCCAAGCTGAAGCACGGCACGGCCATCTACCACGCCAGCACCGTGCTCGCCTGCGTGGCCAACGTGGTCGACGCCGCGCACGACGGCATCCCCTACGCCTCGCCCAGCAACAAGGCGGTGACCGGCAGCGCCGCGGTCAACGACGACGGCGACGAGATCTTCCTCCTCCGGTCGCAGGCCAACAGCCTCAACGACCAGGGCATCGTCACCTTCCTCAACGGGATCAACGGCTGGCGCCTGTGGGGCAACCGCACCGCGGCCTACCCGGGCACCACCGACGTGAAGGACTCGATGATCCCGGTCCGCCGGATGTTCGACTGGATCACCAACACGATCATCCTCACCAGCGACCAGTACATCGACGAGCCCGGCAACCGCCGCCTGATCAACAGCGTGCTCGGCACCATCGGGAGCTTCCTCAACTCCCTGGTCGGGCAGGGGGCGCTGGTGGCCGGCTCCATCGAGTTCCGCGAGGACGAGAACACCACCACGGATCTGTCGGACGGGAAGATCAAGTGGCACGTCACCCTGACCCCGCCGAGCCCGGCCGAGGAGCTCGCCTTCGTCGTCGAGTACGACCCCTCGGCTCTCGCCGCGCTGTTCGAGGAGTAGCCCACCATGCTGATCCCGGAGAAGCTCATCAACTTCCGCTGCTACGCGGGCCTGGGCGTCGAGTTCCTCGGCACCACCGACGTGGAGCTGCCCAAGTTCGACCCGATGACCGAGAAGGTCTCGGGCGCGGGCATCGCCGGCGAGTTCGACTCGCCGGTGGTGGGTCACTTCCAGAGCCAGGTCATCAAGCTCAAGTGGCGCACCCCCACCGCGCGCGCCCTCGGCCTCCTCGCGCCGGTCGACCACCTGATCCAGCTCTACGGCGCCATCCAGGTGCGCGACTCCGAGGCGGGCCGCATCGTCACCCAGCAGGTGCTCCTGCAGGTGTCGGGGCCCATGAAGAGCTTCGGCCTGGGCAACTTCGAGGTGGGCAAGCCGACGGCCGCCGAGAGCGAGATCGAGTGCGCGAAGCTCGACCTCAAGATCGACGGCGTTCCGCTGGTGGAGCTCGACAAGTTCAACTCGGTCTTCCGCGTCGCCGGCGTCGACTACCTGCGCGACGTGCGCATCGCCATGGGCGGCGTCTGATGAAGATCGCACTCAAGCACCCGGTGAAGGTCGGGGAGCGGGAGATCACCGAGCTGGACCTCAAGCTCGAGGACCTCACCGGAGCGGACATCGACTTCTGCGCCCGCGAGACCACCGCCGACAACGGCGGCGTCCCCTCGGCCGTCATGTCGCTCGACGTGGCCTTCCACGCTCGGGTCGCGGCGCGGGCGGCCGGCATCGACGCCGAAGCGATGAAGCGGCTCAAGGCCGTGGACTACATCGCGGTGACTACGAGGGTGCAGGGTTTTTTGCTCGGAACGGACTGACCTCGGGGCGGCAGGCCGCCGAGGAGGTCCGGGAGAAGGTGTTGCGGCTGGCGCGGTGGGCACACACGCCAGTCACGCATTGGCAGGCGATGACGCTCGCGGAGCTCTCCCGGTGGGTCGCCACCGCGCTCCGCATTCAGGCTGAGGACGAACGAGAACGCTGATGGCCAAGGTCTACGAGACAGCCATTCGCATTACGGCGCAGCTGGCGTCGACCTTCAAGCCGGCGCTCGCCGGCGCCACTCGTTCGCTCGCCGAGCTGCAGCAGAAGGCCGCCCGCCTCACCGCGCTAGACCGCTCCACCGAGTCCTTCGCTCGCCTGCAGAGCCAGGCGGCGGACGCGCAGCGCCGGTTCGACACCGCCTCGCGTGCGCTCGACTCGATGCGTGCCGCCGGCGCCCGCCTGGGCGTGACGGGCAAGGCGCTGGAGAAGTTCCTCGCCGACGACACCGCCGCCGTCAAGAAGCTCTCCGACCGCCTCGACAAGGCGAAGGCCGCAGCACTCGCCGCCGGCACCGCCCTTGCCGCGGCCGGCGTGGACACGCGCAAGCTCGCCGAGGAGCAGCGGCGCCTTGCCCGTGAGCTGGCCGCCACCGAGCGCGCGGCCGAGGGCCGGACGCAGATCAGCGCCGCGACCGGCCGGCTCCGCACCCGCGCCGCCTCCATCGCTTCCGACGCGCGCCGCGTCGCCATCGCCGGCGCTGCCGCGGGCGTGGGCCTCTTCGCCATCGTCAAGAAGGCCGCGGACGCCGGCGACGCCATCGACGATGCGGCTGGCCGCCTCGGCATCGGCGGGGCCGCGCTCCAGGCGCTCCAGGCGCAGACCAAGATGGCCGGCGGCGAGGCCGAAGACGCCAACGTCTCGATCGGCAAGCTGGCGGTCAACATCGGCAAGGTGCTCGCCGCGAAGAAGAAGGGCGGCGGCGGGGGAGCGGCCTTCGGGCCCGTCGAGGGCCTGACCATCTTCGGCGAAGGGGGCGGCGACAAGGGCGGCGCCGAGAACCCCTTCCAGCGCCTCGGCCTCGACGTGAAGAAGCTGAAGGACCTGTCGCCCGAGCAGCAGCTCGAGGCCATCGCCGACGGCGTGGCGGGGCTGAAGACGCAGGCGGAGCAGGCCGCGGCGGTGACGGCGGTGCTCGGCAAGGGCGGCCTCAAGATGCTGCCGCTGCTGCGCGGCGGTGGTGCGGCGCTGCGCCAGTTCCGCGAGGAGGGCGTGCGCTCCGGCCGCTTTATGAGCGACGAGGCGACCAAGGCGGCGAGCGACTTCAACGACGCGCTCGAGGCGCTCAAGACCCGCGGCGTCAACGGCCTGGTCAACGCTCTCGGCGGCACGCTCCTGCCGGTCGGCACCCGCACCTTCCAGGAGATCACCCGCTGGATCTCGCAGAACCAGGCCGAGCTGCGCCTCTGGGCGGAGCGGGCGAAGGTGTGGATCGAGGGCACGGCGATCCCGGCGGTGAAGTCGGTGGCCGCGTGGTTCTGGCGGACCGGCTCGGCGGTGGCCTCCATCACCGAGAAGGTCGCGGTGGCCGTGGGTGGCTTCGACAACCTCGCGGTCGCCTTGGCGGCGCTGCGGGTGGCGCCCGTGGCGGCCTCCGTCCTCCAGCTCGGGGCCGGCGTCCTCAAGCTGACGACCGGGATGGTGGCGCTCACCGGGGCGACCTGGGCCGGGGCCGCGGCCTGGGCCGCCTACGCCGCGCCCATCCTCGCCTTGGTGGCTGCGGGCGTCGCGGTGAACGAGCTCCTCGCCGATGACGCCGAGGCCATCAAGAAGGGCGACGCCGAGGCCTTTGCTCAGGACGAGCTGCGCCGGGCCCGCGAGAAGCGCCAGCGCCAGCGCCTCGCCGAAGAGTCCGCCAACGCCCAGCGCGTCGCCGAGGCCCGCGCCCAGGCGCAGGAGGCCGCGGCGGCGCCCAAGGCGGGCCGCCGGACTGGCCCCCGGACCTCCGAGGGCGGCGGCACTGTGATCGAGTTCAAGCCGGTCATCAACCTCCCACCAGGCGCCAGCGGAGCCGACGCGGAGCGCCCCCTCAAGGCCGCAGCCGATGACCTCGAGCAGCGGCAGCGCAAGCTCGAGGCCGAGCGGCGCCGGGTGTCCTTTGGCTCGTAGCTACACCACGTCCTCGGGAGACACCTGGGATCTCGTCGCCCTGCGCACGCTCGGCGCCGAGCGCTACATGGACGCGCTCATCCAGGCCAACCCCGATCACCGCTTCAGGGCCCGCTTCCCGGCCGGCGTGGTGCTCACCATCCCGCCGCTCCCTTCTCCGCCGCGTCCGACGAGCCTGCCCCCGTGGAGGCGGAGCGCATGAGCGAGCCGCGCCACGCCGAGATCGCCATCACCTGGGAGAGCATCGAGATCACCCGGGACATCGCGCCCTACCTGCTCGGCGTCACCTACACCGACAACCTCACCGGCGCCGCCGACGACTTCTCCATCACCCTGGAGGACCGCGACGGCAACTGGTCCGGCGGCTGGAAGCCGACCTTCGGCGACGTGGCCGAGGCGACCATCACGGCGAAGCCCTGGCTCACGGACGTGGAGAAGCTCCGCGTGGGCCGCTTCGCCCACGACAAGATCACCCTCTCCGGCCCGCCCTCCATCGCCGAGATCAAGTGCATCTCCGCGCCTCTGGCGACGGGGCTCCGCCGCCGCAAGCGCACGCGGACGTGGCGCAACCGGACCCTCGTCGAGATCGCCGAGGACATCGCCGAGCGCGCTGGAGTTGACTCCGACTGGCTCGGCGCCGAGGGGCTCAGGTACAAGCAGCGCATCCAGCGCGACAAGAGCGACCTCGAATTCCTCGAGGAGCTGTGCGCCGAGGTGGGCCGGTGCATCAAGATCTGCGAGAGCGAGCGGACCCTCGGGAAATCGGCCATCGTCATCTTCCCCGAGGACGAGCAGGATCAGTCGCACTCCGTCGGCGAGCTCGACCTCAAAGGCGGCTACGTCAAGGCCTGGTCCTTCGACGCCGACGACTCGGCCCGCTACGGCTCCTGTCACATCACCTTCTTCGACCCGCGCACCGGGAAGACCGTCAGCGGCGAGGTGAAGGACCCGGCCAACCCCGACGGCCAGACGCTCGAGGTGCGCCTCCCGGTCAACCTCGCCGCCGACGCGGTCACCATCTGCAAGGGCAAGCTGCGGCAGGCCAACCGCTTCGCCAACGCCGGCCACCTCGAGGTGATGGGCGATCCCGGACTCGTCGCCGGCGTGGTCTTCGAGCTCGTCAACGCGCGCGGCTTCAACGGCCGCTACATCATCACCAAGGCGACGCACCGCCCGGTGGGCGGCTACACCTGCGGCCTCGACGTGCGCCGCTGCATCGAGGGGTATTGAGATGCACCGCGTCGGCATCGTGGCCAGCGTCGATGAGAACGAGCACCTCGTGCGCGTCACCTTCCCCGAGCGGGATGGCGACGCCGGCGAGGACCCCGAGTCCTTCGACATGCAGATGGCCGTGCAGCACGCCGGTGACTACTCGCTCCCCGCGGTCGGCGCGCAGGTGCTGTGCGCCATCGACGACGGCCCCGAGGGGCTCGGCTACGTCCTCGGCGTCATCTACAAGAAGGGCGACGCCCAGAAGGCGGGCACGAAGAATGACCGCGTGGTGGCCGGCGATTCCGTGCGGCTCGGCAGCCATGAAGCCGAGGACCCGGTCGCCCTGGCCACCAAGGTGAAGGACGAGCTCGACGCGCTCAAGCAGCACTTCGACACCGTGGAGGCCATCCTCACCGGGCCCGCCATCAATGAGGCCGGCAACGGCGCCCCCTCCTCGCTGCAGCTCGCGCTGAAGCTGGCGATCCAGGGCGCCCCCTATCCCGACCCCGGTGACGTCGGGGCTGACCTGGTGGTGGCCAAGTGAGCCTGGGCAGCTGGGGCGAGGACTTCGCCTTCGAGGCAAGCGACCGGCGCCTGCTGACCTTCCAGTCGCGCCGCCGCTCCGGCGAGGCGCGGTGGGCGGAGCACGACGTGTACGCCGCCACACCCAAGTCGGAATTCATCGGCCCGGGTCTCGACAGCATCACCTTCTCGGTGCGCCTCGACCACCAGCGAGGGATTGTGCCGGCCGAGGTGCTGAAGACGCTGCGCAAGAAGCGCGACCTCGGCACGGTGGACACTCTGATCATCGGGGAGGAGCCGGTCTTCGACTGCGCGCTCCGATCCATCGGCGAGGACGATCTCCGCCACGGCCCGGACGGGACGCTCCTCGTCGCCATCGTCGAGCTCACCTTCAAGGAATACGAGTGATGGCCATCAACTGGGATCCCGAGGACGAAGTGACGGAGGTGATTCAAAACCTCCGCACGCTGCTCGCCACCGCGAGTGGCACCGTCCCCCTGGCGCGCGAGCTCGGCACGCCCCAGGACATCATCGACACCCCGTCAAGCCTCGCTGGCCAGCGCCTGCGCGCCATCGTCGTGAAAGCGGTGAAGACCTACGAGCCGCGCATCACCATCGCCGCCGTCAAGCTCGCGGCAACCCCCGAAGGAAAACTGACCGCCACCGTCGAGGTTGCGTAATGGCTGGCGTATTCATCGAGACCGACGCCGAGGTCCTCTACGGGCGCTTCGTCGCTCGCTACCAGGACGCCACAGGAAAGGCCCTCGCCCCGGCCGACCCGCGCGCCGTCTTTCTGCGGACGATCGCCTATCTCTACGCGGTCGCCACCTCGGCAACGGACTTTGCCGCCCAGCAGCACACCACCTCGAAGGTGACCGAGGAGCACATCGATGCACTGGCCGCGCTCATCAAGGCGCCGCGGCGGCAGGGCGACAAGTCCCGCGTCACAATGCGCTTCCACGCGGCGAGCTCCATGTGGATCTCGCTCGCAGCTGGAAAGCGTGTCACCGACGGCACCAATACATGGAAGGTGCTGACCACCACGGAGAGCATTGCGGGCCCCGAGATCTACAAGGACGCCCTCTGCGAGTGCACTGCCACCGGGTCGGCCTCCAATGGCGTGGCAGTTGGGCTCATCAACACGCTGGTGGACAGCATCCCTGGAATCATCTCCTGCGAGAACATCGATGAGAGCAGCGGAGGGACCGACCTCGAGTCGCTGGAGTCCTACCGCGCGCGGCTCCCGGTCGCCGCTGAGGGCCGCAGCACCTGCGGCAACCGCGAGGCGTACATTGCCGAGGCCCTGGCAATCTCCGGCCTCGTCGCCGATGCCGAGGCACTTGGAGCTGACGACGCCGCCGACATGGCCGGCATCTCCCCGCCCGACGCGGGCGACGTGTTCATCTACGTCATCCAGGGGACGCGCGGCGCAACCGCGGAGGTTGTGGCCGTCGAGCCAACTCCGTCGAGCGAGCTGCTTCTTCTGCTGCAAGCGGCCTTCGACGCGGCCGACGACACGCGGAAGCTCACCGACAACATCACCGTCAAGTCGCCGTCCTTCGTCGATCTCGACAAGCAGGCCACCTACTACATCGGCAAGTCCGCCGCCGCGAAGGTGACGGAGATCCAGGCCGCCGCCGAGGACGCCTTCGAGGCGTACCTGTTGTGGCAGGAGTCGAAGATCGGCCGCGACGTCAATCCCGACGAGCTGGTCGCGCGACTCAAGGCGGCTGGCGTCAAGCGCGTCACCCACGACCTGACATACACCGTCCTCAAGCGCGACGAGAGCGTTCGGTTCGGGTACATCGCGCTTCACTACGGGGGGCTCGAGGATGACTGATCTCCGCGACCTCCACCGCGACCTGATCGACGCCTCGACCGTCGAGCCGGGAACGCTCGACCCGTCCTTCGTCGGCGGGACCGCGTGGGCGCTCGCCGACCTCGTGCCGGACTCCATCTCCGACGACGAGGACGTGCAGGCTCTGTGCAAGGTGGTCGGCCCCGAGCTCGCCATCCTCGCGCAGCGCGCCTGGCTGGCCGGCCCCCTGGTGCGCATCGCCGACATTCCGGAGAGCATGCTCGACGCCATCGCGGGCAACTTCCGCCTGCACGCCGAGCCCGCCTACCAGATGGCCACGGTGGCGAACCGGCGCCTCGTGCTGGCCCAGGGGTACGGGCTGCAGCTGCGGGCGGGGACGAAGTGGGCGGTGAACCAGGTGCTCACCCTGCTGGGTCTGAGCGGCTCGGCGAAGGCCTGGTGGGAAGACCTCGCGGCCGGTGACCCACGGCGCACCTATCGCGTTGTCATTGCCGAGGACGTCCACCCCGACAACCGTGTCGCCGTCGTCGCCGCGATCCGTTCGTGGCTGCGCCGCTTCGGCCCCGTCGGCGGAAAACTGTACAGGATCACTCGCACGCCGGCCGGGGGCGGCTCGGCGCAGATGTACCCCGGGACACCGTAATGATGCGTGAATGCTTGCTGGACAGGTGTCCCGGCCCTCGCTACCTTCCTCCGCATGAGGATCATGCTGTTGGGGTTGGGGCTCCTGTTGGGGTGCGTAGATCGGCCGCTGGACGTGCCCATCGGAGCGCAGCTGGTGACGGTCGATGCGGCGGCGGTGCCGGACATGCGGCCAGCCTGTCCTGTCGAGCCGAACGATCCCACCATCATCCCGCCGGCGAACGCCTGCGAGGTGAGGGGCGGCTGCTGCCGGTCGAAGGTCGACTGCGCGCCGCTGACCCGCGAGTGGTTCTGCGTCGACGGCTGGTGCTGCATGCCGGCGGAGGCCTGGCGTCGTGAGTTCCCCGACGCCGGCGGCCCGTAGCCGCGTAGAGATCCACGCCCGCCGCTGGGGCGGGCCCGAGGGCGGCGCCGACGGGATGGCCGTCGCGTCCTCCTTCCTCGCCTTCACCCTCTGCCAGCTCGGCCGCGCTGTCCGCGGCGTCGGCCTCACCGGTGCACCGCCATGGTCGCACCCGCGCATGACCTGGTCGAAGCCGGGAGACCCCGACTTCGCCGCCGACCTCATCATCACCACGATCCAGCCGCAGTGGCGCCGGTTCGCCGCCGCCGCGGTCGCCTCCGGCGCCGCCGCCCGCACCCTCTACTGGCACCATCACGACGAGTTGCCTCCCGCCGAGGGCTGCCGGCGCGCCGCCCCGCCCGCCTTCCCCGAGGCCGAGGTGTGCCTGCCTCCCTCGAGCTGGGCGGTCGAGGCCGGCGGCGAGCGGATGGGGGACGCGGTGCTGGTGCCGGGCGCGGGCGCCACCAAGGGAGGCTACATCGCCGCCCAGGCCGCCTTCCTCTGCCCGGACCTCCGGTGGTTCGTGCTGCCCTGCCGGCACGCCCCGCACGACCTGCTGCGCTGGCGCGAGCTCCGCAACGCCGACATCGCCGCGCGCCGTGCTGTCGCCGACCCGTGCCGAGGTGCACCCGCTGGCGCTGGTAGAAGCCGCGGTGCGCGGCATCCCCGTGGTCTGCACGGACCTCCCGGGCACCCGGGCGGCGCTCGGCTCCAGCGCGATCTACGTGCCGGAGGACGCGCCCGCGCGCGAGTGGGCCGCATCGCTCCGGCGGGCCCTGGCTTCGCCTACGCCGCGTCTTCGACTGCCGCCCTACCGCGAGGTAGTGGCCGCCGCGCTCGGGCAGCTGTGCGCCGAGAGGAGGGCCGCATGAAACCCCGGATCTGCATCGTGGCTGATGTCCGCACCTGGGCATGGGCGCGCAAGGCCGCGCAGCTCGAGCAGCATCTGGCTGGCGAGTTCCACCTCGAGACGGTCTACCCGTTCGACCGCCGCCCCGATCCGGTGCCGCCTTCCGGCTTCGACCTCTGGCACAGCTTCGAGGTCTTCCAGGCGCCGCAGCTGCTCGAGCTCGGCGTGCCCTACGTCACCGGCATCACCGCGCACGTCTGGGACGGGCACGAGAGCCAGCGCACCAGGCCGGCGCTCCTGCGCTGGATGGGCGCGGCCCGCGGCTTCCACGCGAACAGCGTCCTCCTCGCGCACGAGACCTTCCGGCGCTATGGCGTCGTCTCGCACTACTGCCCCAACGGCGTGGACGAGAGCTTCTTCGTGCGGCTGCGCGACGAGCGCCCGCGCGATCGGCTGGTGGTGGGCTGGGTCGGCAAGCCCAACGCGCGCAAGGGGCGACACCTGGTGGAGGCGGCGTGCTCGCTCGCCGGCGCCGAGCTGCGCGTCGTTGCCCGCACGCACCGCGACGCGCTCGACGCCGAGGCGATGCGCGACTTCTACCAGGGCATCCACGTCCTCTGCGTCGCCTCCGACATGGACGGCACGCCGAACCCGGCTCTCGAGGCCGCGGCCTGCGGCGTCGCCGTGGTCGGAAACCGCATCGGCAACCTGCCCGAGTTCGTCGAGGACGGCGTCAACGGCCTGCTGGTGGGCCCGGTCCCGTCGCCCGATCCGGCGCAGCCCTCGGCCGCCGAGCTCGGCCGCGCCCTGGCGCAGCTCGTCGCCGACGTGCCGCTCGCGCTCCGCATGGGCGAGGCGGCCCGCGCCACCATCGAGCGGGAGTGGACGTGGAAGCAGCAGGCCAGGAACTACGCACAGCTGTGGAGCGCCGCACTCGCCGGCGCCAAGGAGGCCGCGTGATTCCCTTCGAGGTGATCGTGTCGTCGGTGCACGACCGGCGGGACTTTCTCGATCGCACCCTGCGGTCGATGCTCGGCCAGCTCGACCAGCGCCCGGCCCGCATCATCGTGCACGAGGACGTGCGCGACTCCGAGCCCTTCGAGGCCGGCGCCTCCGAGGCGGTCTGCTCGGCCATCGAGCGCGACAGCGGCGTGCCGGTGGTGCTCCTCCAGACCCGCCCGGGCACCGGCCTGCCGCGCGCCATGCTCCGGCTGCTGGAGGCCTCGGCCACCGAGTTCGTCCTCTACACGCAGGAGGACTTCGACTTCGTGCGGCCGGTGCCGGTTGAGCGGTGCCTCGGCATCATGCAGGCCGAGGCGATCAACAGCGTCATCTTCAACAAGCGCAACACCCTGCCGGTGAAGGGCGCGCACATCCCCGACCGGGCCCGGTGGTGGACGAAGGAGGAGGTCACCTTCGACGGACAGACGTTCTGCGTCGCTGAGCACTGGCGCTTTCAAGCGAACCTCTGCCGGCGCGCGCTCTTCCTCGAGGGGGTGAAGGAGCTGCTCACCAGCGCGCCCGGCCTCTCGCGCATCGAGCACCCGTTCAACGGCTGGCTCAACGCGAAATACGGCGAGGGCTGCGGGAGCGTCGACGGCTCGCAGGACCGCCGCAAGCGCCTCCTGCGGACCTTCATCTGGGGCGGCATCGGCGAGCCGCGCTTCGTGCAGCACACCGGCGCGGAGCACCGGACGCAGGGCTGGAAGGACCCCGAGCACGACCGCAAGCACGGCACGGTCGACGGGAGGAAGGTGCCGGCGTGAAGCGGCCGCTCCGCAGCGTCATGGTCTGCAACCCGAGCTACCTCTCCGCCTACGTGCTCGGCGTCGCCCAGGCGATGGGCCAGCTCGGGCACTGGCACCGCGAGGTGTCGGTGCTCGACGAGCCCGACCGGATCGCGCGCCAGCTCGAGGAGATGCGCCCCGACGTGATCTGGACGCACACGGTCCCGTGGGTGCCGCGCGGCGCGCCCTCTCCCGGCTGGCTCCTCCTCGACCTCCTCGCCGCCTGGCGTGACCGCGGCGCCCGCGTGCTGCTCCACGACGGCGACCCGCGCGCCGCCAATCGATTCCCGCACGACCTCTCGCGCGTCGTCGACGCGGCCCTGTGCAATCACTCCTGCCCGCGCGGCGACTGGAAGGTGCCGGCGCACCGCTGGCTCTACGCGGCGATGGCGCAGAAGGAGATGGGCCAGCCCGTCGACGCGCTCCGGTGCTTCGTGCTCTTCGCCGGCATCGTGCGCCGCGACGACTCGCAGCTTTACGGTCCGCGCTCCGACGTGCTCGGCGAGCTGCGGCTCATCCTCGGCGACAAACTCACGATCCGCACCGCGACGGTCAACGACCGCATGCAGGCCGCCGACGTGGCGGTGAGCGCCGGCGCCGTCCTCGGCTTCGGCCGCCCCGAGGTGCCCGGCTGGGTCGACACGCGCGTCTTCCAGTACCCGGGCGCGGGCGGGCTGCTCATGCACGACGACGCCGGCGGCATCCTCGAGCCGGGCCGGCACTTCCTCCAGTTCACGCGCGGCAGCGACGCCTTCGAGACCGCCCGCAACATCGCCGGCCTCACCGGCGAGATCGGCGACGCCCAGCCGATGCGGGCCGAGGCGTTCGCCTTCATCCAGAAGCACCACACCTGGCGGCACCGCGTCGTCGAGGCGCTCGGGCACGTGGGGCTCGCATGAGGCCGCTCCGCTCTCTCATGCTCGGCGACTGCGACCACTACCTGTCCCCCTACATCTTCGGGGTGCAGCAGGCCATGGCGCGCCTCGGTCATTGGCACAGCCAGGTGAGCATCCGGCAGTCGGCCAGCGTGATCGAGCAGCGCATCTCCGACGTGCATCCCGACATCCTCTGGACGCACATGCTCCTGTGGGCGCCCGGCGGCGCGCCCTCCACGCCGGAGCTTCTGCAGGTGGTGGAGCGCGCGGCCCGGCGCGGCGCGCTCGTCATCATCCACGACGGCGACTACAAGCAGGCGACCCGGCACCCGCACGACATCTCGCGCTGGTGCTCGCTCGCCCTGTGCAATCACCGCTTCGACCGCTCGGCCTGGAACGTGCCGACGCTCCACTGGCCCTACTTCGCATTCGCGCAGGAGCGCATCGCCGACGCGGTGCCCGCGCTCCGGTGCCCGCTCTTCTTCGCCGGCACGGTTGGGCGCGAGCCGGTCTACGCCGCGCGCACCGCCTTCCTCGAGGAGCTGCGCCGCGTCGGCGTGCGGGTCCGCATCCCCGACGGGCACAACACCCTCTTCCGCACCGCCGAGGTCGCGGCCAGCGCGGACGCCGTGCTGGGATTCGGGAGGCCCGGCGTCTCCGGCTGGGTGGATACCCGGGTCTTCCAGTATCCCGGCGCCGGCGGCATCCTGCTTCACGACGACGCGGCCGGCTACCTCGAGCCCTGGGTGCACTTCGTGCCCTACGAGAGCGGCAGCGCCGCCTCGGTGGTGGATGCCCTCGAGCGGCTGGCCGCGGCCCGCGAGAGCGAGCGCCAGGTGCTGCGCGAGCGCGCCTTCGCCCATGTGCAGCAGCACCACTCCTCGGTCGCCCGGGTGCGGCAGGTGCTGTCCGCGCTGGAGCTCGCATGAAGATCATCCCCTTCCTCGACCTGACCGCGCCCGGGGTGGTGATGGGCCGACATGCCGCCTGGGTGCCCGAGCTCGGCCTCAAGGTGCCGTTCCAGTGGGGCGGCCGGATCACCAAGTACGGCAAGGGCGAGCCCAGCTTTCCGGCCGCCGATTCGCTGCCGCACGAGGTGCGCATCCTGCGCGCCCTGGCCGAGCGCGGCATGGCGCCGCCAGTGGGCGACCTGGTCTTCATCGAGACGCTCATCTCGCGCCACCCCGGGGGCTGGCACGCCGACCCCTGCGGCGCCTGGGCCTACGAGATGGCCGACGCCACCACGCTGCCCGAGGGCCGCTTCTCGGTGGATGCGCTGCGCGCGCTCGGCATCGAGGGCAGCGATGGAGCCTGGGGCGACCTCGGAAAGCCCGGCAACGTGGTCAACGGCTACCTCGTCGACGTCCGTCGCAGCGCCTGGGATCTGCTCCGTTGGCCGCTGCTCGGGCGCCTCGAGCTGCCGCCGCGACCCGACGATCCCACGCTGGTGGCGGACCTCCACCGCCTGGGCCAGTTCCCGCCGGGCGAGCGCGAGCGCTGCTACCAGGACGCCTACCTCGCGCCGCTGTGGGTCGAAGGCGAGCGCCGGGTGGTGGAGCGCGCGGCCCTCCTCGGCTTCACGCCGATGCCCGGCGACACCGTCCTCGAGATCGGCTGCCAGACCGGGGGCTTCCTCCAGCTGGCCAGCCTCATGACTGGCGGCGCCGCAACGGCGCTCGGCGTCGAGGTCAACCCCGACTACATCGAGCTCGGCCGGCGTGTGGCCCGGGCCAACCGGCAGAACCTCTGCATCCGCCAGCTCGACGCCGTCGGCGAGCGCGAAGCGCTCCTGGCCTGGGTCGCCGAGCGCTGCCCGGCCGGCGTCGATCACCTGCTCCTGCTG